AGACAAGAATCTTTACTTTTATGGCTGAAGAGAAAGAAGAAAAAGAAGGTATCGAATGGGGTGAACTCTTCGGTCATGCGATTCGATTTTTAATTTTGACTTGGAGTTTATCAATGATGACTTTGGGATACATGGGCAAGGTAAGAATTGATGGAGCGTTCACCGCCGGGCTCGTTTCGGGAGTTTTGGGCTCGTACGGCATTTCCGTGGGAAACAAGAAAAGTGGCACAGGTAACAACAATGGTCCTAAAATAATAGATAATAGTAAAAACAAAGTAGGTATCAAATGAAAAAATTATTACCTTTTATTTTTCTTGTATCCGCACCAGCTTATGCTGATATGCAGCATAGTATTTCTTCTAGTGTAAAATTTGAATCGGTTTCAGCAGCTAGTATGGCTGATAAGATTGGCTCGTCATATAGCATAAGTGGAAATAATGTTACAACCGTGGACTCCAACTCAGCAGCTACATTAGGTGGTTTTGGGACAACCAGCAATGGCGTACCAAGTATTTCATTTCCTTCTGCTACGCAAGCTACTTCGGGAGAAGCCTTCAGTTTTGCACAATCTTATG